TAGCGGTGGAGCGCTGTCCATTGGATCAGTGCCTGCCCTGAAGGTGATTACCTTGAGCGTATCTTCGGAACGTCCTATTTTACAGCCAAGAGAATCGTATACTCTTATAATTGCTTTAAATGCAGCTTTCTTTACTCCGGGTGGCGTTAATCGCATTGGCTTGAGTTTCGATTTATAACCAAGTCCGACGTGTATCTTATTTGCATAACGATCAAGGGTTATGGATAAACCGCTTACCGTTTTATCAGGATGTGCAGCACCATCGGCAAGCACCTGTACAATTTCTCCTTCTAAGTGGTCTAATCCTGTTACTTCTTTTTCAACTTTCTGTACTTTGCCGCCTGAAATATATTTTTTGTAATTATAGCCGTTTATATCAACATCATCTTCATCATCAAGGGTAAAAGTATCAGCAGCGTCATCGTCATCCACTGTAAAAACATTATAATTATAGGAAGACCTATTGGCGGGTCCCGAAAGATTAGTAAGTATATGTGAAACCGCAGCAGTGAGAGCATCGTGATAATTCTGAACAGCGTATATATATGAATATTTAGCTATTGTATGTAAATCAATGGTTTTGGTTTCTAATAATACTGTCATCCCTGCATCGGAATATATTGATATGGTAAACTCTCCGCAATCGTTAGCACCGCCCACAATGGTACGCTCAGCTTTTACGTAATAATCAAAAGGACTTGCTACCACCAAATCGAACGTAACAGTTTCAATATTCCCTTCGTATAGTTCCCACATTTGAAACTTATGATCTCCACCCGCCGCTCTTCGTGCAATAAAGCTAAGTGCATTATCCCCGTCATCTGTAATGTCCTTTAAATAGTTCGCTACGTCTGCAACCCCCCACGTTCCAGCCATTGATTGACCGGCCGTTGGATATGGTGCCGTACGGTTAAACTGAAACGTATACGTAAACGCGCCGTCCAAGAACTCATGCCCAAGCGATTTGTAAGCCAATTCATCATCGTCTCGAGCCATACCTACAACGGTGGCAGTGGTAGCGGCCAGCGTAATAGCACCACCTTCGTCTATTTCCACGAAAGTGCTTATATCAAATAACCCTTCATCCGATTCAACTACATCGGTAATCTTTACCATATCGCCATCATCAAAAGGATGCGCCGCACTCGTCACCACCGGAGGATCGGCCTGCGTAATGTCGGTAATCGTTGCCGCATCCCCGCCATCCCAGGTAATACCGCAATCAACAAAATAACAGTCTTTCTGATCGCTTCCAAAACTACGAGGCTTGAAATATTCGATGAATCTTTTAGTCGTCCCATTAACTTTTCTTTTTACTGATATCCAGATTTCATCTTCTGTGGTGCCCGTTATAACCGCATGGCTTTCAACTTTGTCATTACCATCGAGTGATTGACCTATCGGATGAGAATGCCATGACATTGTTGCGCCTGATTCGTAAGTAAACCCTACAAACTGTCCGTCGGACGTTACACACCAAAGTATTGTATCAGGATCCACCTGCAGGTCGGCTTCAACTATACCGTCACCGAGTATATGAGAGGATAGGAAGGTAAGATCGACCGGTTTCCACGATTGCACGTCATTGCTGTATTGAAATGCTAATACTTTTTTTAATCCCTTGTGGAAAGAGACGAAGATATCTCCAACAACTATACCCTGTATGTTTGCATTGCCTATCGGAGAAGGAACAGACAGATCAAGATTTGTACTTGATATCGGGCCACCGCTTCCGGATAGAACGCCTTCGCCTCTCGTTGCACCGAAAACGATTTGATTCTTCGCGCTAAGCCAGTTAATCATAAATCGCTTTTGATACCAAACCATAAAGATGAGCCCATTCGGCGAACGGAAATCTTCTGTTGAACCTACCTGCGACCCCCATAGATATTCTGGATAGTCATTTGAACCCGCGAGCCATATTCTTTGTTGAAAAAGAGCTATAGCGGAGGGATATTTATTTGCGGCATTAAAAATATTTCCGGATGTTTTAACTTTTCCACCGGATATATAAGCGGAATACCCCGCACCATTGATATTATTTAATCGAAATGTAGTGGCAGTTACTCCGGCAATCTCATAGGCATGCTCATTAATATTAAACATTCCTTCTATGCCGTAGATATAAACGTCATCACCATTATTAAAACCATGTGCCGCTGCGGTTGTAACAGTTACCGGTGTAGTCCATACAGCCCACCAGGCCGATTCACTGTAAGGGTTTTTATTCAAATTGACAGCTTGAAGAGATATATAATTCTTTCCATCGTACTCTATAACATCATCTACAGCATATGTAGTACCAGAATCCCATGCAGCATAACTATTAGCTTGTGTTACACCACTTATATTTTCTTCAGTGCTTTCATCCCATCCTGTAAATGTTGGTATTGATAATGTCCAATTCGTATCATTTGTTCTTATTAATTTTCTAGGCGCATATTCGGGATGCACAAAATACATTGTATCCTTTGTCTGTGCATATTTAATTTCAAATAGGTCTTCTTTAGCCCAGGGTGTGACTATATTAACGGGATTACCGGCATCCTCTAATTGTACGTGATCCTTATAGAACCGCATATAAGCATCACCGAGCTCGAGGACGTAATTGCCGGAAGCAAGCTCGAAAGGAATAAGGCGCACAGTATCGGCATCCGTCTTGCCATTCGCTACGAATGCAGTGCCGGGCCTTCGTTCAGCCCCACCCTGGCCGGCAACGATAAAATTCTCAAGTATCCTGCAGCTTTTGTAATAGCCAGGCGTGTCTATCCGGCCTTCGAGTTTTGACGACCATTCACCTCCGCTGAAATCCGTGAATATTTTATTCTGTTTCGGCATTGCTTACCTGCCTGAATTAATAAATAATGCAGTCGCTTTATCCTGTCCCCTGCGTTGAGCGTCCAGAGCGATAGCTCTCTTCCGTTGAGCTTCGTAGAATAACAGCATTTCTCTTCTGTTACTGGTGGAATGAGAGAGGTTGACAGCAAGATCGGCGGCCAGTTTGTACGCTATTGCTTTAACGAGTAAAGGATCGAACTTTGAAGGATCGGCAAGTCTTTGAATAAAGCGTAAATTAACCGTACTTTGATTGGTATAGAGAACCCTGCCTTCTACTTTCCATTCTTCATCTTTTGCGCCTATCATTTCAAGGGGAGTAAGGCAGTACGGAGCACTTGGCAGTTGGTAAGAATAAGCAAAGTCCTCACCGATAATATCATCAGAAAGGGGTGCCAATGCCCGCCTTGTAATCGCGCAGGACCAGGGAGCGGACGCAAGAACCTCATCAACGGTCGGTTGATACAGAATATTACACGTAATACCCTCTTCAGAATCCTCATCCCCCAAAGCCAGTATCCTGCCGCCCCCAACATGTAACAACGCCATGTTGCATATAGCAGTATCCGAAATTGCCATTATTTTTTATCCTTTTCTTTCACAGGCACATCGGATGCAGCAGCCTTTTTCAGTTTCGCGATCTCTTCTTTCGGGGATTTCACCTTCTCGAAATGATGATTGACTTTGACTTTCGGATCTACTTCGTAGACTTTTCCTGCGAAACAGTAACCCAGCCCCATATCCTTTGCGATACAGGTTGTTTTGCATAGTACTTTCATTTTTATTTACCTCTCTGATGATTTTTATAGCAGGAGGCCCTAAGGCCCCCTGTATTTTCTTTTTTTAAAACTTGAATTCTTACATCGATTTCACCGGATGGTTCGTGATGAACAACGAAACCGTGCCAGCATTCGCACCAGCACCGACTGTTAGCAACGCAGCCCCTACATATCGGCCAACATCAGGCGGAAGTGCAAAACAGCCGAGCACCTTACCTTTTACCGCAGCCGCCAAAAGAACCACTTCGCCGGTATATATCAGGGTAGTTGCACCATTGGTATCATCAGCATATACTTTCATACAAACGCTTGTGCTGAGAGTCGCATCCTTGGTTACAATCCCGACAACAAAAAGTTTTCCACTACCCGCGACACCGGCAGCCTGCATATCAAGTGTACTCGCGGCGGCAGTCTCAGTAGCGTTCGGCATTAGCATATTTTCTTCTAGAATCATTAACGCATCAGTAATCATTTTGTCACCTCCTTACACCACCGCTGCTTCGGTGTTTAGAATAGAATCAAACTTCTTGATCGGAACATCCCAGAAATAAAGCACTGGGCGCCCGAACGGGTCTTTTTCGGTGTGAACCAGGGTCGGTTTATCTTTTGCAATGATATCGAGCTGTGTTTTAGATGTGCCATTGCAGTAGATAACAGCTTTTGTCGGATCCGGCAGGCGGTTGTAAGCCGCAATCATCAAGTCTTCATCAAGCAGATTGGCCGCACCAGCCGATTCGATGTTGGTGATTCTCTGTACGCATCTATCATCCTTCACACCCAAGCCCCAGCGGAATTTAAACTGAGTCACCCACTTGTAAAGGACTTTACTGTCGGTATCAAGGCACCTGGTGAGACCTTTGTCGATCTGCTCGACACCGACATTTTCGTGACCTCGCGGATAAAACAGGTAGACACCGTCAAAACCCCACTGTACAAAAAACAGTGAAGTAGTATCGCCTCCCGAACCTCCGCATCCAGCGACATTATCAAGAGCAAGAAGATTGTACAGTGTCGCAAGGCCATTGAGTTCTTTAATGTCGGTAGAATGATCACCGTAAAAAAACTGACGACCGAATTCCTGCGTCATACTTTCAAGGTGAAGAACATCCTCCTGGTTTCTTTGACCCACCTTGTCTTTCACACCATCCAGCGCAAGCTCATCAATCTCGCTCAGATCCTCAAGAATCGTCATCTCCCATGTTATAGGCACAGTCTGCGCGGCAGAAGGATTGATACCTTCATTTAATCCACGCTTAGAAACGGTCGGAAGGGTGACAACCTTGCCTTCTCTGTGTGAGAAAAGATCGTTGGCTTCTTTGAACGGAGCATCTACCAGGGCTGGTATCTTTTTGGTGAGTTCGTTGGCGAGATCAATTGTAACGCCGTTGTGCGTCCGGTTTGCAAGCTCTCCAAGTCCGAATTTGTTTACTTCTACTTCAGCCATTGTTTTTCTCCCTAAGAAATAGTTTTCCTATCTCCTTGAGAGATTGCCGTTTACCCCTTCGGACTTTCTCAGTACCCCCGCACGTCTTTGTTATTCCCCCGTTACCGGCTTCATAACATCAACCCGCAGGCTCCCGAAACTTATCGCGAAAGACTGGACTTCAATCTTCAAAGTTTCGGATACAGGCTCAACGAGCCTTTAATCATCCTTTTTTTTCTTTGGCGGCAAACATGGGATACCTGTACTTTCCCATGTAGTGTAATAACCGCTTCCATCCTT